AAGAAAGGTTCTAAACTTCGCACTATTAGTGTGATGAAAAACATACTTGCCGAGGCAGATGTTGATGAAAACTTTGAGAGAGATTTTGGTATATACGACTTACCACAATTCTTAAATGGTGTAAGTCTTATGAAAGATCCAGACTTGGATTTACATAATGAAACTTACATGATTATCAGAGAGGGTTTAACTACTAAAGTTAAGTTTGCTTTTGCAGATCCTGATGTAATTATCTCACCACCTGAGAAGGGAATTACATTACCATCAAGTGATGTATGTTTCCAGATCGACAGTGATCAATTAAATAAACTACTCAAAGCATCTGCTGTATATCAATTACCAGATCTATCAGTGATTGGTAATGGAAGAACTATTTCTGTTTTAGTATCTGACCGTAAGAATGATAACTCTAATGAGTTCTCCTTACATGTTGGAGAAACAGATAAAGCATTTGAATTTAACTTTAGAGTTGAGAATATCAAACTGTTGCCAGGTTCTTATGATGTAGAGATATCTAAACAATTGCTTGCTAAATTTACAAACAGCGATTATAATTTAGATTACTATATTGCACTAGAACCAGACTCAACATACGATTGATGTTTAAACAAACAAGTGATGAACCTTATGACAGACATCATTACAAAATAGTTTCCAAACACTATGCTACTTTTATTGTAAAGTCTTGGGACGAAGTTCAAGAGTGGTGGTGGAATCATTGTAATATGATTAATTTTGATGCTAGGGTAGAAGTCCTAGACATACCAAAAGAAAAACCTAAAGGATTTTAGTAATGAAGGAATTTGATTATGATCTCAATTACAAAGAACTTGATTTTACAGACGAGGAAACTCGTAGACTTTATCGTATTGGAAGAGGAGAACAGGGAGTCCTTTTGGTTCGCCCTTATACTAATGATATATGTGCTCATTGGAGGTTTAAAACTCCAGATGAAGCAGTAGAATCATCTAATCACATCTTCGGCATGTATCTAGATTATCGAGATGAAGAAGACTTCATCGGTATGGATATGTGTCGTAAATTTTTAGAGATGGGATTCACTCGTGCAAGACGATATGCAAATCATAATTCTGGTAGAAAATATAAGAAGGGAACTAAAGAAGTTCTACCTCAAGAACCAGATCACATGACTAGTAAGTTTGCAGAGTCCGCTCGAATATTTAAAAAAGTTCGTGATATTGTTGCAAAAAGTCCTGTGTATGTTATGATGCGTAAGCAGTGGAGAGCATCTGAATGAACATCTTTGTAACCAGTCCAGATCCAGTACAATGTGCTCAGGTATTACCTGACAAACATATTGTCAAGATGCCACTAGAAACATGTCAGATGTTATCTATCGTAGCATCTAAAAAATGGGGACATGGGTTTGGTACATTACCTAAATTAAATGGAGAACCATACAAAACAGATAAGGGTGCATTTCGCAACCATCCCTGTACAGTATGGGCACAAAGGCATTTCTATTGGTTAATACGACATGGACTTGCACTGTGTGATGAGTATGCACACAGATACAAAAAGACACATAGTTGTCGATATACTCTCAATGCTGCATTGCAGATTTTTCCAAAAGATTCATATGAACCTTACTGGGCATATGAGTTTGTCAGAGCTATGACCGATGAGTTTAAACATGACACAAGCATTAACACTTTTGATGCTTACAAGAATTACATTAGCAGCAAACCTTGGGTTACATCTAATTATATTCGTGACCCATCCCGCAAACCAGATTGGGTATTATGATTAATTTACTAGCAGCATGTCCACCAGTTTACACTTTGCCTGGCACATGGAATGATCCACAAAAAATTGCAAAGTGTTATAACACGATAGTACCACACGGTAATTATGGTGGACTCTCGCAATCTGGACAGTTTGCTGCTATAATAGGTATTACATTGTTTGCTTTAGTTGGTATAGGTATCTACAAAGCATTCTTTGATAACGAAAACCTCACTGATCCTTGGGACGAACATGACGATTAAACTGGTAAAGTTTTTAGTAATCTTATCAGGAACCGTTTGCTTCTTCCAAGCACTTGCTTTATATTATGAAATCAGACTTTCTTTGGGTTGAAAAGTATCGACCTAAAACAATTGAACATTGTATTCTTCCTGAGAGTATTAAAAAAACTTTTACAGAGTTCTTAAACAAAGGAGAGATTCCTAATCTTCTTTTAACAGGTCCTGCAGGAGTTGGTAAGACTACAGTAGCAAAAGCATTGTGCGAACAATTAGGTTGTGATTATATTTTAATTAATGGATCAGATGAAGGTAGATTTTTAGACACAGTAAGAGGACAGGCAAAAAACTTTGCTTCTACTATGTCATTACTACCAACAACAAAACATAAAGTAATTATTATTGACGAGGCAGATAATACAACACATGATGTACAGTTATTATTGAGAAGTAATATAGAAGCATTCCATAAAAACTGTAGATTTATATTTACATGTAACTACAAGAATAAAATTATTGAACCACTACATTCAAGATGTTCTGTAGTAGAGTTTTCCATCAAAGGAAGTCAAAAGGCAGAGATACAAGTTGCTTTCTTTCAAAGAATTGTTGGTATACTTACAGCAGAGAATATTGACTTTGATAAGAAAGTTCTCTTACAATTAATTAACAAACATTTTCCAGACTGGAGAAGAGTATTAAATGAGTTGCAAAGATATTCTGTTTCTGGTAAAATAGATACTGCGATACTAGCAGAATTTACTGATGCAAGAGTTGATGATTTAATTAGAACTCTGAAAGCAAAAGACTTCCCTGCTGTAAGAAAATGGGTTGTAGCAAACTTAGACAATGACCCTTCTGTTTTGCTTCGTAAAGTCTATGATGCTATGTACAGTAATCTTGAAGGTCCTAGTATCGCTGCTGCGGTATTGATCATTGCAAAATATCAATACCAGATAGCATTTGTTGCTGATCAAGAAATTAATCTATTAGCAGCACTAACAGAAATCATGGTAGAATGTGAATTCAAATGAATTTTTGGGGATTCTTAGGATTAACATTACTATTAAGTGGCATACTATCAGGTTTTGTTGCTTACTATTCAATTATGGAAACTTATTTTAGATGAAGTCATTAAAAACACCACTAAGATATCCTGGCGGTAAGTCTCGTGCTTGCACAAAACTAGCAACAGTTTTTCCAGACCTAAGTAAATTCAAAGAATATAGAGAACCATTTTTAGGAGGTGGTTCTGTTGCATTATATGTCACTAAGATGTATCCTCATCTTGATGTATGGGTAAATGATTTATATGTACCTTTAATTAATTTCTGGAAAGAATTACAGCATGATGGTCAGGGATTACAGGACTTGCTTTGGAAAACAAAAAACATGTATCCAGATAGAGATACTGCTAAAGAATTATTCATTCAATCAAAGGAAGATTTAAACGATGAGAAACTATCGAATCAGAAAAGAGCAGCTGCTTTCTATATTGTTAATAAGTGTTCTTTCTCTGGTCTTACTGAAGCATCGTCCTTCTCTCCTCAAGCATCAGAATCTAATTTCTCCTACAGAGGAATTGAAAAACTAGCAGCATATGGGAAGTTGATAGAGAACTGGCATATTACAAATTCTGATTGGTCAGATTTATTATCAGACAGTAAAGATACTTTTGTTTATCTAGATCCTCCTTATGAGATTAAAGATAATTTATATGGTGGTAAGAAAGGAGATCTACATAAAAGATTCAGTCATGATTATTTTGCTACCATGTGTGACAAATATACAGCAACACAATTAATATCGTACAATAGTAGTCAACTAATTAAAGATAGATTTAATAACTGGTATTCTGCTGAATTTGACCATACATATACTATGAGATCTGTTGGTGAATATATGAAAGAACAACAGGGTCGTAAAGAACTTTTAGTTTTTAATTATGATAATACTAGGTCTTCATAGTGCTATTGGTTGGAACGGAAATAATGCAGATGAAATGTCTAGGATACATGATTCTGGTGCTACATTATTTGTGGATGGAAAACATGTTAGAAGCATAGATGAATCAAGACTAACAAGAAATAAATTAGAAGGCAACTATCCAGAACTAGCAATTAAATATTGTCTAGGAGATTTAACTCCAGACGATGTTGACATCGTAGCATACTCTCCAACAGCAACTCATTTATGTAATACATTTACTGCGTCTGGAGAGATAGCTACATTTTTAAAATCTAAATTTCCTAATGCTGAGATATGGTACATAGGACATCATATGTGTCATGCAGCATCTGCTGTTTTTACATCACCATTTAATAGTGGTAGTTGGTTTACTTTAGATGGTATGGGTAGTCCAAGATGGGACTTTGCAGACTCATCAACCAAAGGATTTGAGAATAATAGTATAGGATATTTTGATAAGAAAAAAAGAATTTTTAGACCATTTAATTTATTTTCTGGACAAGGAGAAAATTCATTTGGTGACTACTATATGGAGATGGCAGTTCAAACATACAACCTTAAGAAAAGTAAGAGTCATAGTTATAGCGAACAGGAGGTTTGGAAAAATGGAGTCAAAGGACTTAATAATGAATTGATATTTCACTATGATGAAAAAGATTATATAGATGTATCTACATTCAGTCCAGAAGGAAAAGTAATGGGACTATCTGCTTATGGTAAGATGCCAGATGCAGAACCACCATACCTATTTTCCAATGATAAAAGATGGAGTGTTGATAGATATGAATTCAAACCACCTTGGGTAAATTTTTACGAATATAATGATGTATTTAAAAAATTAGATGGAGAAAGTGCAGATGATATAGCATACTATACTCAACAACATTTTGAGGATGCTTTAGTAAAATTAGTCACTGCTTTAAGAGAAGATTATCTAGAAGAAAATAATTGTTTTGCAGGTGGATGTTTTTTAAATGTATGTACAAATAGTTTATTAAGACCACTATTTAAAAATCTGCATATACCACCATATCCAAATGACTCAGGTATACATTTTGGTGCTGCAATTTACGCTGCATATAAAACGCAAGAAACTATTGAAATACCAACCAATATAGCATTACTTGGTAAGTCATATGATGATTATGTACCAGAGGATGCAGATTACTATGAAGACTTTGATGATCTATGTGAGGTAGTTGCTAAGTTAATAGATGACAATAAAATAATAGGATGGTTTCAAGGTAGATCAGAACACGGTCCTAGAGCATTAGGTTCTAGATCTATTCTAATGTCTCCACACAAAGCAGAAAATAAAGATATAATTAATAGTAGGGTAAAACATCGAGAGTATTGGCGACCCTTTGCAGGAGTAACCTTAGAAGGTCGTGGATACGATTCACCATACATGCTATACTCATATGATGTAAAAGAAGATCTACCTGCTATCGTTCATGAAGATGGTACATGTAGAATGCAAACTGTTAATGACGAATTGAATCCTAAACTTTGTACATTACTTCGCAAGTTTGAAGTTCCAGTTCTTCTCAATACATCATTTAATGATAACGGTGAACCAATAGTAGAAACCCCAGAAGATGCAATCAAAGCATTTAAAAAAATGGACATAGACTACCTAGTAATCAACAACTACATTATACGATGAAAGAATTTTGGAAAGTCTGGAAGTATGCTCTCGGATCTTTTAATGATGAAACTACAAAGAAATATGATAACTGGATCTGTGTTATCAGAACAATGGTTATGATTCAACTTGTTATTACTAACTGTTTTATTATTGGTGGCAATATCCGTCATTGGAATGATCATCATATACCACCATCTTATACTAAAGGGTTGTAAGTTTTGACGAATAGGTGTATAATTATACCAGAACAAATAAAATTATGGAACTCTTGATTGGTATTGCATGTTTTGCAGCACTAGGTTATTATGGTTATCTGATGGCAGGTCTGTTAGATGCTAGAAATGAAAGAAGAAGAAAGAGAGGTAAATGGAATTAAAGGACTGGTTGAAATCTATCAACCTTACTAAAGAAAATTTATTAGAAGAAGATCCAACACTAAAATATCCTGCATTCATAGTGAACAAATGTTTGTCTGGGATATTAGATTCTGTTATGTTCTCTAATGAAATGAACAAGTATCCTAACCTAGATCCTAAGCTACAGTATGATTTTCTATTGCATTCTTTAAGAAAAAGAAAGAGGTTTGCTCCTTGGTTAAAGAAGGACAAGATATCAAATTTAGATGCAGTTAAGAAGTATTATAGATACAGTAGTGAGAAAGCATTGCAAGCAATGCGTGTTCTTAGTAAAGATCAAATAGAGTTCATTAAGAAGAAACTTAACACAGGTGGAAGAATATGAATGACATGTTCGTTTTTATATACGGTTTGATGTTCGCTGCAGTAGTAGGTGGTACATTCGCATTCATGTGGAGAATGACTGGCATGCTAGTCAGAGACATGGAAAAACCTAAGAAGGTTGTGCATCCTGAGATGGAAAATATACAACCAGGTGAGTCACTTCTAGTATTTAAAGAAGTGGAAAGGGAAGAAGAAAATGAAGATTCTCAGTATTGATCTAGACTTTATTTCAGCACCCGCAATCAACGACTTCTATAAGAATGGTATGAACAAAGAGATACCAGATGTTCAACCAGTCGTTCAATGGAAGCAATTACAATCTAGAATGCCAGAGGTATTTGAAACTATATCTCAGAAGATTGATATAGACAATTATGATTTTTGTTTAAGAACATATTTAAGAGCATTAAAACACTGTGACGATGTTTACTTTGGATATGACCATGACAATATTTTATATGGTTTAGAAGGACATACAGACATAGAGATAGTCAACATAGATCATCATAGTGATATACTTACAAATACCAGAAGTAGTGCAGAGGAAGAGATAAAACAGATAGATGAAGACGAGAGAGTAGTAGAAGGTAACTGGGGATATTATTTACAATCACAGGGAAGATTAAAATCTTTTCATTGGATTATGAATGAGACTA